GTTTTCTTAAAGATTACACGGCAGTCACGCTGTTGCAGTTCCTGCATCATAAAGTTACGATCGTATGTCATATTAGTCCCAATCATTGTCGAAGCGAGTAGTTTCACGGAAGGTTTCACCATAGTACTGGTTAGCGTACTTGGATGCGTCGGTGTAGTAGTTCGGATTCTTGGAAGTATCTTCACCGGGTGCATCCATAAAGCCACGTTTGGCTTTGGGTGCTTTGCGGAATACGGTAGCCGATTGTTTACGGATCTTAGCCATATTCTTCTTACGCTCAGCGATTTCTTTGATCAGAGCCAAGCGGTCGGATTGAGTGGTTGCGATTTTCATGTAAATCTCCATAATTTATAAGTGCATCATGTCACAAGAAAAGGGGGATGTAAACCCCCTTTTATGCTGCCATACCGATTTCTTCAATCTCATCGTCGAACAAGAAAAGCTCTTTAAAGCCAAAGTTATCGACCATGTAGAACCGGCCATTTTTGGAAAAGATATCGCCAACCGATGTGAAGTGCATTTTACCAAAGTGTTCGATCACCGTATCGGTTTGGATGTTGGTAGCTTCGAAAGCTTCTTCCAAATCGTTGGTGTGGACCTTTGCCACCGGTACGAAGTACTGGAGCATATCCGGGTTAAAGTCTTCCGAACCGAACATCAACTTGCGCTTAGCGTCGATTGCGTTTTGACCGATTTGGGTGTTGATTTGGTAGATAGTGATCATGTGATCCTCCTTGGTTACATATAAGATATAATGTATCCAACACCAAATGTAAACCCCCCTAGGTCACTTTTTTTTATTTTTTTTCAAAAGAAGTTTTGTATGCACCTTCGGTTGTACGCATAGCAATCAAGAACTCTTGGAACTGACGATGCGACATAACGATTAAATCATACTTGTCAGTTATCTCATTGTACTGGCGTATGAACACGCCAGCATCATCGATAGTTACCTCTACATCATCACACTCATTAGTATCGTCAAGAAGTGTGGTGACTGTGGCATCGTAGTCAAACTCGTTAGTAAACATTGCTACCCCAATTTATTTTTCGATTAATATACTCTTCCTGCCATTTTTGTCTTTTACCGTCAGTAGTTTCTATAAGAGATTCTTTTACGGTCAAGCTAAGGTTATGCTCTATAGGAGGATTGTTTGAACCGGTGGCACCGGTAAATCTAGACATTGCAAGATTTTGTACCTTAAACTTTTTTTCCTCAATCACGTCATTATAATGCCTATGAATATTAATGGCTTGTACTATATCCAAATGTTCGTTTTCCCATAAGATAGACTCGAATTTACTATTTTCAATTTTATCTAAGGCGTAAGTTTCGTTGGGGTATTTTTCTTTAAAGTATGAAAAGTCCATAGATTTATAACCATACTTTTCATAGTTTTTGCTAAGTTCGCTCGGTCTCGTAAACTGTCCTTTAGGAATGTTCATAGGATATGGCATTACAGCATGATCGTTCCAGTTTTCGGTTAACCAATCTAAAGTACGATACATCGAATCTACTGGCTCGTGTGGTCCGCCTAGAATTAAAGATACGGTTCCTCTGTATTTCCCAGATTTTTCGTAGTATTCTTTGGTTTCAAGTAGACCTTCTTTGATTCTATTAGGGTCCATGCCTTTCTTAAAAGCTTTAGCCGTTTTAGGATGGAATGTTTCAACACCATAGTATTGACCGTAAAAATTCATATCTTCCAAAAGTTGCTTTTCATCAGGGCGGGATATTAAAAGATCAAGACGGATATACCCGGTAATCCAAGGATCGAAGTTAAGATCCTTAATCACATTACCTAGCTTTTTAATTTTATCCTGTCGATCATTAAAAGTTTCTTCGGTTGACATATAATTTTTAATGCCCCACCGATTCCAATTTTCCTTTATTTCTCTTTCAAAGCTTTTGGCTGATGTTGTATAATCTTCTTTAACGCCTAATAGTGGATGGTTACAGAATGTACATTTGAAAATGCATCCTCTGGAAGTTTCTAATGATAAAAACTCCCACGGCTGGAGAAAATCTCGATCTTCGTAATATACCGAGTAATCTTCCATTGGATATGCAGGATACATAAAGGCATCAATAACCTTTATACCATGATAGTTAATAGTACGTAACTCCGTACCATTGGAAAAAAGATATTCAAGTAATTTTATAAGAGCTACTTCACCGTATCCATTAATATGATAGTCCACCGGACTATTCGTTTCAGGATACATGCTTGATCCAGATATTAAAACAATATCCGGATAATAGTTATTTAACCATACAGTAAATTTAAATAGATCGACTGAGTCTGAAAATTTATCGAATAAAAACGAAAATCCTATAAATTTAGTATTTTTGGTAATTCTACTTTTAGCTAAATTTACAAGATCTTCGAATGACCAAAGTAAAGCGTAATCTATTACTTCGGCATCCCAGTTATTTAATCTTAACCAATGCGCAATACGATATGCGCCATGGTTTCTTTGCCAAACCGACGACTCACCGGTAACATTAAAGATTAACGTATGGTTCACTTATCCCCAATCCTTCCGATCTTCTTCGTTGTCATATCCATAGTCATACTCAGCGATTTGCTCAGGCGTCATATCAGCCATTTCGATACGAACACCTTTACCGGTCCCTTCTGGCCACCAATGGGGGTCAGCGGGTCGACCGTAGTAGCGATCAGCGCTACCACGATCTTGAGGTGAACCATGCTTAGGAAGTTCGGGCCCATTAACGGGTATGATAGCCATTACACATTCTCCATGATAAGTGTAGCAATTACAAGAGCAATAAAGAAGATTCCGATAAAGATAAAGAAGCTCATTACACATTCTCCATCATTTTTTGTTCCATATGCTCAATGGAATAATCCACATCGCCAACGAGCATTTCCAATTCCATGATAATGGATTCGCGATCTTTTTCGAAGTTCTTAGAACGACGGATCAAGCTTTCAAGTACATGTTTAACGGTGAAGGCGTCTTGAACAGAATCACGTAGTAGCATGAGGTATCTCCTTGTTGATATACCTAGTCTACCATAAAAAAATAGGGGCTGTAAACCCCCTATTTTGATTTTATTTAAAATTATTCTGGTTGCTCAAAAACCAGCATTTCCCAAGAGCCTTCAGTAATAATTTGTTCAGCTTCTTGTAGGCTCAAAGTGTTTTGTGAAAGCATAACTGATAGGTATTCTTTTTGGCTTTCTAGTCCACCAGCGTATGCAAATTCTTCGAAGGTCCATTGTTTACCAGTAGTATCTGTAAGGACCCAACCTGTAATAAGTGGCATTTGTTTTCCTTTATCCGAAAATATTTTCTATGGCTTGCTCAACAATCTTTTCGATCTGATCATAATTTTTGATGATTTTTTTATAATCAAGTTGAAGATTCTGTGGCATTACTTGCTCTACGTATGCGTCCGAAAGGAAGTCTTGCCATACGTTACCATCGAATACTTGGTTTAACGCTTCTTTCATATCTTGTAGAGTGGTTAAATCTTCATAGTAAAAAGTATGATGTTCATATCCTGAACGTTGGATATACTCTTCAAACTTGTCCATCATAGCTGCACCTTTTAGATCTGGGATAATCACAGTGCAGAGTTCGGGATTGATGGTAATAGGATTTTCTTCCAAAGCTTTATAGCGATTTTCGTTTGCTTGACGTTTATGCCATAGATCAGTATGTACAGACACCAAAAGACTAAAGGCTAGACCTTTAATGTCTTTACGTCTGGTGATAACAAACTTCCTGTCGTTAAAAAAGTCTACGATCGACTTATCCCAGTTATAGTCTTTATCCCAATCGATGCGAATGTCGCTAGTCATAATTTTAATCAAGTACTCACGATTAGATTTTTTCTCATGAGCTAGCACTTGGATCTTATGACCATCACGCTGTAGTTTATCAGCATAGATCGGGGGATATACAAAGTGATGCGAAATAGGAGAATTTTCCCTATTCAACGGAAAGTATTCCATACGATTGTCGCGCATCATATGCACGTCTCGTGTAAAATATCGATGTGAATATTCTTTAAAGAATTCTGTCTGATGACCTAGCACGTGCAATCCCTGTACAGCTTCCAGATAAGGCGCTGATAAAGTAAGAAGTGCTGTTGAACGCGATCGAGGTGTTGCCAAAAATATAGGGGCTTTAAGCTTCATTATGTTCTCTTTCTTCTTTCAATTTCCTTAAAATCCATTCATGGTATCTCTCTTGGTATTCTTCGGCCATCGCCATCATACTCCCAATTCCGTTTATCTGGGTCAATGTGCATATCCAATAATGAAGGCTGATTTTGCTCTTCTACGATACGACGAAGTGTTTCAAGCCTGCTTTTTAAAAACATTAGCTCGGTTTCTTTTTGCTGGATTTCATGCTCCAGGTTTTCCATTTCACCACACATACTCATTAGTATAACTTCTTCACATGGTAGTCAAAAGGATTGTTAGTGCAGTACTCAATCTTATTACCGTCTAAGTCAGTACCTTTTAGCAGTGTGTTGTTAATTTTCTTAATTTCTTTTAGATGGAAAACCTTTGTTTCACCACCTTGAATAATATCTACAATATAGTAGTCTTCGAATATTTTGGTAAACCAACTAACCTTTTTTGGCTCCGTCATGCTGCTCTCCCGTGTGCTACACCATCGGCACCGTAGCTAGCGGCAAACCCATGTGGCTTTAGCTTTGGCTCGATACCAGTCATACCTAGTATATACCCTGCAGCTTCGTTTGCAGCACAATTAGAACCAAATTTTGGATCAGTATTTACGTCAAGGTGGATCTCAATATCGAACTCGTCAATGAACGGTGCCACTTGTGTATAAAGCTCGCACACCTTACGTGCTTCGTTAATCATACGCATCTTTGGTCGATCTTGACGTAAGTCGTAGTCGCGCTCGTACGACACGCTCGAGAAGATCTTACAGCCTTCCTTACCGTTCTTATGTACGATTAACACAGTAGCAAATCGAGCATATGCATCATTTTTCTTAAAGTACCGAACAGAGTCACAACCAAGATAGATCTTTGTATTGTCGTTCAGCGTTACCAATAAGTCTACTATATCTTCAATTTGCTGCTGTGTAAACATAATTATAACGAAGTGCCTTTTTTCTCTTGCCAATTATAACATTCATAATCTTTAATGGCCCAGCCTTGCCGATCTACTTCATCGATCCCAACTGCTAGTGCTTCCATGCACTGTTCCAAATCTTTCCATACGTAGGGAGAAACAAATCCCCGGCAGTTCATCCTGTCTGTTGTCCCATCCGGGTTTAATACACAGGCTAGTACCATTGCTGAAAACATATTCTATCCTCCTGAATAAATTTTTTGGAGGTGTGTCTCAAACTCCTCCACCTTCGTGAGTCTGTTTGGCCACAGAATATAGTCCTTCTCGGGATTCTTTTTTAGATTATTTAAAAGTGGTATAATAGCGTTATAAAGCTTATCTAACCGCTCTTGAGTACTAAGGGCAAGCTGCTCTGCATCGTTTGCCATAGCAACTGTTTCTTGTACAGACGACAGTTCCTCTTCATCGACTGCTGTAAAACCGAAATCGAAAATATCGTCCATGTAAATTCCTTTATATGGTGCCGGTCGAGGGACTCGAACCCCCGACATCCTGATTACAAATCAGGCGCTCTACCAGCTGAGCTAGACCGGCTTTATAGTGTTATATATCATCATTTTACCGTGAAGTTAGCAGCAAATGTCATACGTTCAGCATCAATCTTTTGTTGCTCCGTTAGATGTGGAACAAATGATTCGAAAAGAATAAGCTTTCCAACTTCAGCCGTATATCTCATTTCCTGAAAAGTAATATCACGGTTTTTACGAATAGGTAATGTGGTATGCTTTTGATACGGATTTTTAAAAATTGTGCCAGCAGAACCCTGTGGCGCCTTTAAATAATAAATGGCACTGATTGTCGAGTTTGGGTGGGTGTGTTGCTCTTGATATTGACCAAGACCACTAGCATTAATCCAAGCATGATCGACTAAGATCTTATTTGGATATGCATCCAGATGATCACAAAATACGGTAATATGTTCTTTGATAGCTGTGATTAGCTTTCGGAAAGGACCAGTATTACCTAGACTTTTCTGATGATAAGAAGTAAGAACATCACAGAACCAATTATCTGCTGGTAACAGAATTTGGTTACGAATCTTATCACATTCATCAAGAATTTTCTGATGATCTTCTTGAGAAATTACATCATAAGCATAATATACGCAAGTTGGAAAATGTAGATTTACACCGTTTTTCATTCTAACTCTTGGCCTAGATTAATCACTTCTTCTTTATCATAATTTAGATAAGTCATTAGAATATACTTATCGTGGTCTGTAGGATTTTTACCAGCGTGAGGGAACATCCAATTGGGCGGGAACATAATAAGACTTCCTTTTTTTGGTTTACATTCGTAATCCAAAAGCGGGAAGGTAGTAGATCCGTCATTGTCGTTCAAGTATACAATACAAACCAGATATCTTTTAGAATTCGTTAAGTTACCTACATCGACGTGGTTACGAAATTCAAAGTCAGAATTTTTAAAATACTTTTTAATCCTTACAACTTCAAATGATTGGATTCCGACATAAGGATCTACACCAAGACTTGAAAAGTAATCTTTAATATAAGGCTCTAAGCCTTGTGCAATCTCATACTGCAGATCATGAATTTCAGGATATTTAAAAAACAGTTGGTGGAATTTTTTAGTTTTGTCGTTCCACTCACGAATATGTGGGCTTTCTTCAAAAAGCTGAATAAGCGCATCACAATCTTCTGGTGAAATAAAATTATCGTAAGTTTTGATAAATTGTTTTAATTCCATGATCAACCTTTTATATTGGAGCGGGTAAGGGGAATCGAACCCCTCTCTTCAGCTTGGAAGGCTGTAACATTACCACTATGCTATACCCGCATTATTCGGCCCGCCCTATGCTTAAACTAATTCCGTTTCCACATTTAGTTCATCCTACACCGACGGGCAATGTAGGCATAGGCTATTAAAACACACATAGACAGCCAACAGCCAATCTTTTCTATGCGGCCTTACCTTACGGGCAAGGACTTAAAAACGATAGAAAGGTTGTCCGGATTTAACGCTTTACCGGAAGGAGCCGTCGATCCTAGTCAAAAGACCTTAGCAACGTTTCTATCTGACCCCAAAAAAGGGATTTTGGTCTCGGTGGCAGGATTCGAACCTACGACCTCTTGTACCCAAAACAAGCGCACTACCAGGCTGTGCTACACCGAGTTATTCATATTATATATCGTAAGCTTTTTCGTAATCAAAGCTAATACGATATAAAAACCTATCGCCTTTTACTTCATTGCGTTTATGGATGCTGTGGAATTGATCCATAAAAATGAAGTCACCAGGCTGCCAATCGTCATGATGCCAAATATACTTCTCTTGAAATACATGAGCCAACAAATACTTTTTAAGCCATTCTTGATCTAGATCAGCACCACTTCTACGCCACATATTTTGAATATAATGGAAGGTAAAGTAAAGGCCTTTTTTACCATCATACGGATGTTCGTAGACAAGTGGTTTAGTTACACCTTCTGGGTAGATCCGCTTGTTCTCAAACATAACAAGCTCTTTATCATCAGGATCTAACTTGTAGAAAGTGTTATTCTTAAATTGGAACGTGCAATCTACGTCGTTTACAATCTCTTTGATATTGTCTGGAAGATCTTCATAGGCTTGTTTGGTATCACAGAAGCTAGTGACACTATTCTCGCCAGGACGAATACAATAGAGAGCGACACAAGATTCTTTACCGCTTGGTCGACCGTTACCATTACTATGCCAATCAAGTTCTTTATCGGCAAAGATACCGATCTTTTCACCATCCTTACGTTCATTCGTAACACGGAACAAACCAGGATAGTCGGGATGCATAAAGAATCGCTTAGGCTTCAGCACATTGCCGATGTTTTCACATACACGCAAAATGCCTTCTTCATCCAAGTTTTGATTACGAACAAGGATTACGTTGTCGCGGGAAATGTTACGACCGAACTCTTTAATTTCATCAACCGACATAGTAGAAAAGTCGATATCATAACGAACAGCATCCATTAATTGTATTCCTTCCGAAGATCACTTACGAGATCAAATGCCAGATTCACCTCATATTGGGTCAAAACTGGCAAGTGATAGCTTAGGATATCACAAGCAATTTTATCTTCTGCTTCGTTACGGTCAAGCTTATCCAGATCATGGTACAGAATGTGGAAAGCCAGATCGCCAGCAGCGGCAGCAGATTCATTTGCATTGTAGAACATTATATATCTCCGTGTTTGATAGTAGTATTGTACCACATACAAAGAACAATGTAAACATCTTTTTTGGCGGTCTGTACGGGAATCGAACCCGTCTCACTGGCGTGACAGGCCAGTATTCTAACCGATAAACTAACAGACCGTGGCACAGGTGGAAGGAATCGAACCCTCGACACGCGGTTTTGGAGACCGCTGCTCTACCACTGAGCTACACCCGCATTACTTAGAAGATACACCGTAGAGGTATCGAAACCTCCCACCCCTCTGCGATCAAGCTGAGGCGCTTCCCCAAGGAAAAGGCTGGTACCAATCGCCTTCAGTGTATCATCAAAATAATTTATTATTGGCTGCCGGATTCGAACCGACTATCTCCCGACCTACATCAGGCGTGTTACCACGGGCATGAATGGGTCTGCAGCCCCACAAATGTCCTTACCCTCCTCACCAAGCCAATCTCTACTTTCAACTGCACACTGTCATCACCACCATGCTTCCCCGTTTTACAGGGGACGTGTCTGTCCTGTGTGCATGTGAAAACAGAGACTCTACTTACACCTGCACTGAATCTTGCCAACCGTGGATTTGAACCACTCCTAGGGTCGCTAGTCTCACCCACCTCGCAAGGTTGTGAAATTCGTATCAGCTACATCAGTGCATGTGAAAACAGAAATTATCTGTTCCCAATTTATTTATGGCGGATGGGGTGGGATTCGAACCCACGGTACGCTTCCACGCACGCTAGTTTTCAAGACTAGTTCCTTAAACCACTCGGACACCCATCCTATGTGCGGGTCTCTCCCCGCTTGTCACCGTTGTCCTTACGGTCTGGGATAGGGAGCGACCCTAACAACCTCTGGCTCCCAGGGAGGGATTCGAACCCCCGACCCAATGATTAACAGTCATTTGCACTACCGCTGTGCTACCTGGGAATAATTGTTGCCCGACCTTGTTTACTAACGACGCGCAGGCTACGTCAAACGATATATCTCTTAATGTCGTTTTTGGAACTTCAGAACCAGGGGTTCGACAACCACTCAATATCGTTTTGATAGTAGTAATATAAGGTATGTATGACCGTTTGTAAACCCCCTAAATGATATTTTTTTGAATTTTTTCCATACAATCGTATAAAAGTTTGAAGCAGTCTAAAGCACCTTCGGTATACTCTTCCCGATCTCTTAGGGTTTTAAGGTAAGCAAGAGCAGCTGGACGATCATCCCACTCGAGATGTTTAGTAGGATATAGCTCAAGCCTACGACGCATAATCTCACCACCCATAAGATGTGCACCAGTCAGAACATAGCAGTAACCATTAATACGATCTTCGTCTAGATCTGTCTCTAGGAAGCGCATAACGCTCGTAGGCACGACAGGCTGGATTTTAAGCTCGTTTATATCTTCAAGGACTAAGGCAGCTCTATGAGCTTCTACGGGCATGTACGGATCAATACGATAGTGGATAAAGTACAAAGCACCAAGCCAAGAAGCATACCATGCACGAGGCGGATTACCAGATGCCATAGCAGCACCAACTGGATGTTCCTCACACTTGTGATGCCAATCTCGTGTGCTTTCCCATAGCTTACCCGGCACGGTTTGCCTCCTTGATGTAATACCAAATGTTGTCAGATTCTTTCATGTATTTATTACCGAATGCTTCAACAACTGCTTTTTGTACTGTAGGCCAGTTAATATCATGACCAAAGACTACACCACCAGCACGTACTTTGGGTGTCCAATCGGCAATGTCTTTTTGCACTGCTTCATATGAATGATCAGCATCGATAAACACAAAGTCAAGCTCACCATCTGCGAACTGATTAACCGCATTGTAAGTGTAGTCCCTGATAATACGACCACGTCCATTCGTTTCACAAAACTGTACCAAATCATTATAATATGCATCGTGATCCCATGCGTGGCCGTTTTCACCTTTAGTCCATTTCTCAGGACCTTCATTATCAGGTTGTGGCGCATAAAGATCTACACCAACCATACAAAGCGTAGGATGATTTGTTAGTAGATGTTTAAACACCCGACCACGCCAAACGCCAAGCTCGACACCATACTCTAAACCCAACAGATTAATATATTTAAAAAGAACGTGTTCACGACGAAGCATTTGTTTTCCTTATATTTGGTAGTTCCTAAAGGATTCGAACCTATTCTACAAGCGTTATGAGCGCCGCGTGCTAACCATTACACTAAGGAACCATATATCCTAATCTATAGTAATTGGTTTAGATGTGCTAGACCACTGATAGTCACCACCACCAAAGTAATCAATAGTAGTGGTCTTACGAATTAAACCTTTTTTCGTAGAATGATATGTAACAATTTCTGCACACTGAATGTCATCAGATTCGAGAAGTTGTGTCAAACGATCATAATCCATTTTTAATCCTTTAAAGACTTACGAAGCTCTGCACCTTCAAAGTTATCCATAGAAGCATATTGCTTCAATACTTGATTCTCTGGATCAAGTCGTTTGATCTCTCGAGCAAACTTCTCGATCATATCATAGTCCATTTGGGTTTTAATATTTTTACCCATCAGTCTTAGATCCAATCACACCAAACACAATTTGTGCAACCAAGGCAACGTAAGGTACAAAGACCAAGAGAAGCCACCACGTATTCAAACCGGCATCACGTAGGCGGCGAACAGTAGTTGCAAGCATGACCCAAAGCGATGCCACTAAAATACCCAAAGCAGCAAGTAAAGCAATTGCAGAACCACCTTCAACCAGTACTAGACCAATGATAAGCAGGGCAATTGAAATGATAAGAACTGCCCAGTATTCTTGACGTTTGGCTGTTCCACTAAAGTTGAAGTATTGTTGCATAATAATATCCTTTTTTGGTACTCCCGGCCGGACTCGAACCGGCACGCCCGAAGGCAACAGATTTTAAGTCTGGTGCGTCTACCTATTCCGCCACGGGAGCTTCATTCGCCTCTTTCAAGAGGTATTCAATTTGTTTCTTTTGAAGGTCGTCATTGACCTTTTCACGAGCAGAAAGACTAGCATGAGAACCTGCAAGCCGAAAAACTGTTTCTTCAAGTTTATTGACTTGACGCTCTAGAACATTTAGTTCACCATTAGTGGTTTCGAGTTCACTACCGAACCCCACTCCAAGGATAAAAATAAATGCGAAAGTAATTGGTTCCATGCTTATCTCCTGTTTTTTGGCGACCCCGGAAGGACTCGAACCCTCAACCTAGTGCTTAGAAGGCACTTGCTCTGTCCAGTTGAGCTACGGAGTCATTATACTTATTTTACAAAATCTATCTTATACTGTTTACCGTCCATTGTAAACACAATAGTTGAATGGGAGTAAACATTTTTTGGTTTTTCTTGATATGTTACTTCGTCGGTGCAAGATTTCTCTTTACGGTAACCAATGATTACGTTTTCCGTACGAGGCTTGCTACCTTTATCTGCACCAATAATACCACCCATAATAGCGCCTGCAGCAGCACCATTATCCTTACCAGTAATAGCTTTACCAGCTGCACCGCCAATGATCATACCAAGGAGGGCACTACCAGCTGCATTGTTACCGCCAACTTGACGCTGTTCATATACGGGAACATCAATCAATTCACAACGACGATCGACTACCTCAACAGTGTCATAGATCGTAGTGTAGTGATCTCGTACATTACCTTGTACTCGTTCACCAGCCGTAGCGACTGTTGTACTCATCAGCGTTAGGATAGTAGGAATAAGTAAGGTCTTCTTCATGGGGCATTTCCAATCCAGTTTCAGGGTCGCACATTTCGCACGATTCAAAGTATTCATTCCAAAAGCTATTTACCATTTCTTCGTGGGTAAGATCTTCAATACCCTTAAAATTGGCCATAGCATATTGTACGATTTCTCCCGCGTAATGTTGTTCCATTTCTGTCATGGCAGCTTCCATTGTACATTTTCTGCGAGCGCGTACTCGACCGCGTGAAGATAGTCACGATCTTCATCGCTCAGACGAGACCAGAACTTACGCACGGAATAATAAAGTTCCATCACTGCCAGAGTTTCGGTAAGATGGGCATTGGCTTCCATTTCACGCTGGAGACGATCCATACGCTGTTTGATCTTGTCGTCGATGTTCATGATTATCTCCTTTTGATAAAAGTACTATAAGATATAGCACACAGGATGTAAACCCCTAAGGCGTAATAATTTCAACATTTTCAGAAATATCAAACTTGATGTGATCGTTTTTGTGATGGATCTTAAACTGCACATCAGGAAATTCTTCAAACATCTTAGTCCAGATAGGACGCCAATTGTTCATAAGACGGTAGCTATTTGCTTCACTACGATCTGAGTTTAAAAACAAATCTGTGTAGCTACGTAGATCTGCACTAAACATAGAATCAAACCCGTACAAGTGAATTACGTCTGCTTTTAATTTAAAAGCTGAATAATGCACTGCCAGATGCCCACAGTTAAAATCAGTATAACCGTTAACGTATTCTGGTAGCTCGGTGTAAATATCTCGAATCTGACCTGCCCACTGCAATCTTAGCAGAGGAAACTTTTCTAAATATCTTTTTGGACGAAATCCAAGAATCCAGTTACCTGGTACTATTACGCTACCTTCATGCATTGCTTTCATCATTTTAAAGTCTACGATACAGGTTGCGTATACGTCTTGTACTTCAAATGGAGGAAGGTTGCATGTAATTTTCAAACCTGGTGCTGGCTTATATAAAGAGGCGTTATTGCCATTGCCAATCACGTGTACAACTTTAGCCATTCATTAACTTCCTAATATGATCTTTACCCTTTGGTCCTGTCCAATGATACACAAGCGGATCTTTTGGAACTGTTTTATCTATATGTTGAATACGGAGCACATTATAGCGGTTCGGAAGATCTTCGATGTACTGCAGACGTTTTAGTCCTGGATTAACCATTTCATGTAATACTTCTTGATCACCCCGGAGATTTGTCATAAGACATTCTACTCGCCACCATTTTAAAATACCAGGTTTACCCTCAAATGCTACCACACCGCTATTGTGCCATGTTTCTCTTTTACGGGTAGTCCAAGGGTAATCTATAACCATGGATAATTTTTCGGGCTTAACGTAATCAAACACACCAGAAAGATCACCAAGCACTTCGCAATCAGTATCTAACCAGCACACTTGATCAGCATATGCAGTAGCTTTTTCCATGGCAATTGGTTTATTGAACCAACCATTCAATGGTGTACGAATACTTTTTCGGATTTCAGGATACCAACTACCTTCCATACCAAAATCAAAGATCATCAGATCGTGATCGTTATGCTTACGAAAGTTTTCTACAAACCAAGGTAGCATCCATTCCGAAGAAGCATCGCAGCCAGTGATAAACAGTTTACGCATAATATCCTTTATACCATTTTACAAAGGCTTGTACGCCTTCTTCGATACTTACCTTCGGTTTATAACCAAGTTTTGAAATCTTAGAAATATTAGCCCATGTAATATTTGCATCGGATGGATGCGGAGGTGCATACTCGATGATGGGCTTTTTGCCAACTTGCTCTGCAATATAATCTACAAATGCCATAAGCTTAACTGCACGACCACTGCCAAGACAATAGATTTCACGTCCAGCCATGTTTTGTGCAGCAATATAGATGCCTTCAACGATATCAGATACGTGAGTAAAGTCACGAATCATGGCGCCGCTGTTAAATACGGTAATAGGCTTTTCTTCTAAAATGTTTTTTGTGAATGTGAATAGTGCCATATCGGGACGACCATAATCACCATACACAGTGAAGAATCGTAAGCCGGTAGCATTTTCGATCTTCGAACATTCAAACTGATATTCGTTTGTCAGCTTACTATATCCATATGGACTAATCTGCTTATCTGCAATGCAATCTTCTACCCACGGTAAACCACACCCAGCCATTACAGCAGATGTGGATGCATAAATTACATTGTCGATACCTAAAGTTTCACAAGAGTTAATCAAACATTGTGTGCCATGAATATTGTTATCAATGTAATCAAATGGATTCTCTAGCGAGTGACGAATGCCAGCATGAGCAGCAAGATGAATAACTAAATCAGGCTTTGCTTCCCTCATATAGTTAGTCATATCCTTTGAACGAATATCCATACGACCGATATTAATGCCTTCATCCCAAAGCAATGCTGCACGATATTCTTTTAAGTCCGGATCGTAATACTCGTTAAAGTTATCTACGCCCCAGACTTCCCATCCTGCATTATGGAATTTTAAAGCGGTGTGATAGCCGATAAAACCGGCTATCCCTGTAATGAATACACTATTCATCATACGTTCCTTAGAATAATGTCAGCAATATCCGTAGCCTCATCGAATCCTTTACGAAAGCGATTGCCAGGTGCACAATAGTCAAAAAAGTATTTGATGTTCTGAATTGTACCATGTTTGCGATGATCTTCCATTTGGAAGTCTTTTACATACTCTTCCCACTGACTACGCAAGTTTAGGATTTCGAATACGGACATTTTATCCGACGACATATTCGTATACCTCTTTCCAGTTACGTACAACATGACATGGTCCTTGATAGTCCATGTTAAATCCATGTTCCATGATAATACTATCTAGACCCATTTCGTAGCCAAGATCTGCATTCTCGACCTTATCTTCAATCCATACATCATATGAATTACGATATGGTTCCAGTGCTTCATGTTTATCAGCACCGGTATCAAGGAACACAAACTTCTCAAACACCGACGAACCAAACAGTTTGTTTAGGTTCTGGATCCGAAGATCCTGAGCAGTAGGCTCTAGCGAAAGGGAAGTGATAACGTGGAAAACAGCTCCATGCTTACGATGAAGCTTATCAACATAATGCATAGCATCACGGAGAGGGGGTAAAAAACCGATTGCCGAACTCTCGTTAAAAAACTTAACGAGTCGTTTTTTTTCTTCAGTGGGGATCCCATATCGATCTCCTACGTCATAATATTTGCTAGCATCTTGTACTTCGCCATACCCATGGCGTTGCATCCACGTATTGAATGCGTATTCCCAGTTCAGTAGTACGCCATCACAGTCAGTCAAAATTCTCATCATATTCTCCTTTGTATACGTATGATTGTACCTCAATTTGGTATTGTTGTAAATACCTTCTACCAGACTTCCGGATATTTTTTCCAGTGTACCAGTACAGCCAACTATGTAAGCAATGATCTTTATCCCAGAAAATAAGGAAGTCGATTAGCCATATGAGGTGGGGTTTGTTCTGTCTCTTCCATCCATAGTTCCTGGCGGAGAACGTTTGGTTAGATCTGCCGCCAAGAACTACGTTGAGTAATACTGATAAGGCAATGCCTACACGCTCAAGATATCTAAGCGTCCGTATCCTCAGCCATTTCATCCATCTCATCAACGATAACCCACTCGAGCTTAGTACCTTTATATTTGTGAATATTCTTTGAATTTTCTGTATCACGAATCTTAAAGTCCTTACCAAGCGAGCGAATTTTATTACGACCATTCTTTTTATTACGAGGGTCAAAACGTGTATATTTGGCCATTCTACCTTTCCTTATTTGATGCCCAACATTTCTTTTGTCATAATGTAGTCACGTACAAAATCTGAACGCACAATGTCCTTCCAAGTAAATTCTATAACGTCGAATTGATTTAATTGTACCACGATATTCATGAACTGTAAAATACCTTTTCGATCATTATCCTTTTGGAAGTCAGATTGATAGTAGTCACCACACATAATAAATCGACACTGATGGCCAACACGTGTAATAACGGAATCGAGTTCATGGAAGTTTAAGTTTTGCATTTCATCGACAAGGATGATTGCATTGTTGAATGTCGTACCACGGATAAACGAGGTAGACTCAAAGCGTAGCTTCTTAGCAGCTACAAGCTTGTTCCACGCTTCACCATCACCAAGGATCTCTTTCAATAGACCAATGTATGGTGCAGCGTATGCTTGCTTCTTTTCTTCTTCATCGCCAGGAAGAAAGCCGATATCGCGCGTGGGCACGATCGAGCGCACGATCACGAGCTCGTCATATTCAGACTCACGATCAAGCACGAGTTCCAAAGCAAGACGTAGTCCTAAGAACGTTTTACCAGTACCAGCAGAGCCAGATAGTACAAGATTGTAGCCATCTTTCCAGGCTTCTCTTGCATTCATCTGATTTTGAGTTTTTGATTCGAAGTGTTGAAGATTTTCTAACTTAATACTATTAGAGGTGTAAGACCTAGACATTAATCGTGTTACCTTTACCCGAACCTTTTTTGATTTTATTTTTTAGCAGATCCTTGAACCCGTCTGGTACTTTTAGATCGTTGTTGCCCATTCGGCTGCTTACGATCTTTGGTGCTTTCAGTACGTGCTTTACGTCGGGTTGTTCGTTTAGGATTGTCTGTAGTTCGTCCCAAGAGCATGTCACGTCGTAGTGCTCGTCGGTCTTCAGATCCTTCAGAGTGTATACTGGCATATGTGTGTTTCCATTTAGACCATTGTTCATTCACGTTATACATGTGCATGTTGTTCCATTGCTTTGATAGAGTGGACCAACATTGTATATATCGTTTGCCATTTTCGGTTTCCACCAATCGTAGGTGTGTACCCTTTTCGCCAAACTTAATCTCTTCGAGGGTCTTAAAGCTGGCTTGCGAGAAAAGTAGATCCTGGTCTCCAGCTGTCGCACGCTTTCGCTTGGATGTACTTCTCGATCGCTTCGTCTTGTTCTCTGACGTAGGCGTAGATTTCGTCTTCGAGCGCATGTGCTTCTATCTCCCAAGGTCTGTCGTCGTAGTCCACTTCTGTAGAAGTGTAGTGCTCGCTTCCAAATCCGATTCTGTAAGGACCAGCCAAGTGACGCATACGACGAGTAGCAAACTGGCACACATGAATGAGTTCATGACATAATACCTTTATTAGTTGACCAAATGATTGTACACCAGAATAGTTCAAACGTACATCAAAAAGTTTAGGGGAACGCGAATCATCATCAACACACATATCACCCCAGATCTGTCGTTCTTTGTACAGATCTTTTTCGATCGTAATAGTAACCTCCAGCGTATTCTTCATACGCTTGGATACCAAACAATCCACAGCGTGACTAGCAGCACTGTGGATCATATCCTCTTGTAGTTTGGATAGTTTATATCCACGGAAATCAAGATACATTTTCCTCCTCATAACAGCTTATATCTGCTTCAAGTTTATCATTTCCATAACTAAGAGAATGATACTCAATCGGTTCCCAAGGTAATTGACCTTTATGTATTGCTTCACCTGGAGTTTCTATAGAAGGGGAATATAATTGAACCTCGTATCCATAATCGAAGTCGTCGTCTTTGTTATAATAAGTGACATATCTGCAAGCTTCACCACCCACATAATCCACTTCACTTATTTCAATTCCAAGACTCATTTGCTTATTATTTACTCCAATTGCGGATACGTTCGTTGGCTTTCTCTTGTTCCCATTCGGCAAATTTATAATCAAGCAACATCTTTATACAACCTCCTTATAAAGCTTGTAGATTTTTTGGCGGTCTTCGTAGCCAAGACCACGGTCCCAAAGGAAGTAATCAAAGTCTTGGTCATATGTGTTGTGACCAACATCATAACCTTCGCCGATCAGCAGGTGACGAAGAGCATCGTACCATGTGCACGAGACGAGATCCATAATATCACGAATCTCCGCACGGAACTCGTTAAGAGCTTCTGCTTCTGCTTTTTCCTGAGCAGCCATAGAACGGTTCATCTCGTCGATAAGGTAATCCCAAATACTCTGCTTTTGATCATCAGTGGAAGTTTCCCATCCGCGTAGCCACGCAGCGTCAGGACGGAAACCAAAAGCGTCTTTGTGCAAGTCAGAGATAATGTTTTCGTTGAAGGTATAAGCCATGAGGTATCTCCTTGTTGATACTACTAATATAAGCTATTTCAAATCAAATGTAAACCCCCCTGACCTAACTTTTTCAATCTTTTTTCAATGGATGTTACAAAATCTTCTGGGTTAGTGAAGTAACTACCTAGTGAAGAATTTGAGGTTATGTCAAGGTTAAGATCTCTATGAAAATATCCTCTTAAAATATCTACAGAAGGCTCGGGATTTTCGTAAAATATAGTGGTTACATAATGAGGATATTGGCTATAAACATTATCGATCAAATAGTTTCCGTAAATCATATTATCAATACGTTCAGTGAAAAATGGTATGCTGTCGATAAGGGATTCTTCAAATTTTATCAGTTGACTAGTCGACGACCAGCCTTTATAGCTACTGGTGTCTTTACCACCAAACCCTTTAGCAAACTTGATATAGCTTGCGATTTGGTGCAAAAGGCTTTTCCTTCTTATTAGGATAAGACCAGCGTTGTTTTGTTCGCAGATTTCTTTCACTTGATGGGTTTGATTAAAGATAATCTTAAATCCATCGTACTGGCTAAATAGTTCAGAGCTATATGCAATATGATCATAAGGATTATTTGATTGGTGTCTTGATCCCATCCAATAAGGTTCGGTTAAACATACATTTAACCCCGCCTTAGCAAGAGAATGGACCACTGCATGTGATCCACTCCTAGCCATAGATAGTATAACAAATTTTTTCATGCTACTTTTTGAAACCATTCTGGAATATCCCGCTTAGTCCAATCCATAGAGAAGCGATCTTGTTTGGTCTGATAGAATGAACGATATGAACCAACAGGATCTGACTCGTTAATGCATTCTGGTGCAGCACCCATTGCAAGCTTAAATGGTGTAAGCGGACCAACAGGAATATTACGTGGAGGCGACTTAAGGATCTCGCCAAGATCGTCGAACGATTTGTGCGTCTTACCATAACGGTATATAAACTCGTTATGCAGAGCTACAAAGTGTACGTAGTGCCAGTTGTAGTTGTTATTGGATTCCATAGTCCATACAGTGCACGGATGGCCAACGTGTACGGCTTTATAGATAACATCGTCGTGATGATCCAATTCCCAATGCTTAACCATAGTCTTACCAGATTTGGATGGAATCTTAGTAAGCTTACCATCGAGCACACGATGTGCAGTCGATAGCATCTGTGCAGACTCTAGTACCATCTTAACGACGTGCTTGTCGCATTGTAGTTGTGCTGCTTTCACTGGATCTTTGTCGAGTATAAAGATGTTCATAGTATATTATCCCGTCCTTGTAATGACAATAATATTGTACCAGAGTAATAAGGGGCTGTAAACCCTTTTTATATATTTTTTACTCTTTTTATCAATTCCTCTGTACCATCCATTCTTTCCAGCTTAAGAGTGTGTTCCCTTTTTACTCTATCCAATTGCGAATCTAAAGCCATACCCAGCGACTTAGCAAGTTCCATTACTCTTACGAATCTTTCTATTCTAACTTTTAGGTCTAACTCTTGACCGTCAGGAAGATTTATTGCCCAAGCATGTATACTTTCCCCATGCCAATCTGTATTTTCTAGCATTTCAGTACCGGCAAGAAGCATTGCAACATGACAACGAATTTTAATGTTGTTAGCATAAGCAGCGGATTTTTTTAACATTTTAAGTGTTTCTTGAAATTCTTCTTCTGTCTCTGTGGGGTAACCTACAATCGTCTGCCATATCATATGAATATTACGCTCTCCGGCAGCCTTAATGCTACTATAAAGTGCACGGTTGTCAAACTTCTTTTTCATGTGCCAGCGTACTTTTTCTGAGCCAGATTCAATTCCAACCCAGATAGACTTACAGCCGCTACTCTTTACATAATCCCAGTCCTCTTCTAACATACCGCTTCTGAAAATAAACTGTCCCATCCACTGTATAGGAAGATTATGCTCGGTCATAATTCTACAGAATTTTCTGAATTCTTTCAGTGATCCATTAACTAAGCTGTCACTAAAGTAAAATAGATCAACACCATGTTTTTTATACTGGTAGATCATTTCTTCGGCAACTTCTTCACCTGGTCTAAATTTATATTTGTTCCAAACTTGACCAATACCACAGAATGTACATTTTCTAACACATCCTCTTGATCCCGTGATTGTAACCATATTACCTTTATAGCTACTAAGATCGAAATCACTATAATCAGGATATGGCAACCCGGCTAAATCTTGCATTTGTGCAAAGTTGTACGATTTACCATTTAATAAAGCAGGGAAAGCTCTATCGCCTTCACCGATTATATAATGATCAACTAAACCCATTTCAACCATTTTATCGGCAAAGTTACCCTTGCTATTATCGTCAAACCCTTCGCCTTTAAGAATACCATTACCACCTAATACAATCTTACTTTTTATACCATATTCCTTTATGGATCTAAGTAACAATTCTGTGGATGCTTGAGAGTTATGCGAAAACAATGATATACCAATCCAATCATATCCTTCAAGCTTTTCGCAATAATCAAAAAAGTATTGCTCATATTCGGGCTTAATAGGGATTGCTCTTTCACACCACAATGTTGCTTCAGTACCAAATTTTTTAATAAAATCATGATTTAAATCGAAACATTTTGATTCGATTCCTTCATTGTTTAGAACACCTTTAATATATGCTATCCCTGGTGCTGGAACGTTTACGTCGTGACTTGGGGCTGAGACTAACGCTACTTTCAAAATATAATCCTCGATTTAATGAAAAAGGGTGGGATTTTACTCCCACCCCGGTATTTATGCCGCCTTTTCTAGTGTTTCTTCGATTTCAGCTATGTGATCGTCTAGGTATGCCTTCTTTGTTAATACCTTGTGCATTCGATCTGTTCTCCCTTGTTTTCTATATCGATCTGCGTACCAGCCAAGTTGTCTTGAATCTTTTTTTAAGCGCTCGATAGTTGCTGAAACCATATTTACTGTTCTCCTAAAAGAAAAGGTGCCTCACCCCAATTGGGATGTGCACCTCTTTGTTATTATTGTTGGTTAGGAATTAAGTGAAGTGTCATAAAAGTCCAGGAAATGCCTCCTCTACAATTTTAACGGTAAGTCCCTTCACTGGCAGCTTTTTATTAATCATAGCGCATACCAGCTCGGCATCTTTGGGATGAATCGATTCGACAATCCCAAGGAAGATCTTCTCACGTTTAACGGCAGGCATACGTGTGCCCGGACCGCCTTTAACGCAATATTTGAAATCTACATTCTTACGAAGAAGTGTTGAAGGTGCATTGTGCTCTTCTGAGGCTGTATAAGGAACCTCACCTTGCGGAAGCAACCACTCGATTTTTGGATCGAGCGCACCTTTAATGATATCTTTGAGTGCCCAAGATTCGTGCTGCTTTAGCACTTCAATCTTTTCTTTGCGTGTCTTTGCTTTTTCAAATTTTTCAAACACTTCATATACATCTAAATTTCTAGCCATCTTAAAAGAATTCCTCTACTACTTCAACTAGCAAGCGACACTGCTTCGAGATAAGATAAGGTAGCACCTTGTTACGAGCAGGCGTCTCATATGATTCAAATTTATTTATGATTTCTTTCTTTACAGAATCAGGACATTCTGACTCTTCTGTAAGAACAATCATCTTTTTGTTACGAAGATAGTTACGATACACTTGTTCGCCAAGTGCATGCGGGTCTTCGATTAGTGCTTCTTTCTTTTTCTTAGACAGTACGTTTTGACGCTTACCTTCGACAAGGAACGTATCATCATCCGAAAGCACGTTTGGTACACCATCGCCAGAACAACCTTTAAGAATGTGTTCCAGCTGATACAAGCGTGGGTTATCATCTTTAACAAACTTCTTAGTGTTTGGCGAGAACTGGTCTACGTTGCCATACTTCTGAAGCTGGATAAAGTCGTGGTCAGCAGAGACAATCATAACCTTTTCATAGTTACCAAACTCTTGTGTCCACTTAGTGATTTCTGCAATGGCATCATCTGCCTCGCAGC